TGAAAAAAGATCATCCCGAAATTGTCGCAGCATTAAAAAACGAAGTACTAGCAAATGTGAAAGCATGGGCAGGTTATATGGATATTGATGCTGAGGCAGCTAAAAAGGGAATGGCAACAGGCGAAGCACCTACACAGGCGCAAATCGCTGAAATGAATGCGACGTTTATTAAATCGCAAGCAAGTAAAAAAGGTGATGCAACGGTTGAAGAAACTGAAACTGAAATTCCTGAGGTTGGTGCATCAGCATCGGCAGGAAAATCACCTGAAGCAGAAAAAGTAGATCCAAGATTTGCTGAAATTGATGCAATGTTTAACGCTAAAAACAAGAAGTAATGGCAACAAATTTTATTTCCGTTACTCCGTTGAGTAACAAAGAAACTATTCAAATTGGGGACAACAGTTTTCAGTTTGGTGAGTATAAAAATGGTGGAGTAGTAGCACGTTTGGAAGTGGGTACTATTTTGGCAAGAAATACAACTACAGGACAGTTAGTTCCGTTGGATTTATCTGCTACAACTACGAACGCAAATTCACCAGTTGGATTTAATACTGATGCACGTGATTTTGCAATCAATGAAGCAAAACAAATTCGTTATGTTACTGGTGGTAAAATTAACGAAGATGTTATCAAATTACCATCAGGTGTCACAATGGATTCAATCATTGGAACTAGTGGTTCACCAGGCGCAAAAACGCTACGTGATTACCTTACTGGTATGGGATTTGAGATTGTTAAACCAACACTTTAATCAATTTAGAAATGAAAAGTTTATTTAAAAATTTAGGATGGACGGCATGTGTGTCGTTATTGTTTGCCCCGATGGGGTTGTTTGTTGGTGTTTTCGCTTTGATTATGGCGTTAAGCATCGCATTTGCTAGTAATGCAGGTAGTTTGTTTTCAACGTTGCCTTTAACGCAATTTGACGTATTACACGCAGCAGTTTTGAAACGTTCAGATGAGCGTCAAAACGTTAAACATTTTTTGAGTTCATTTTTCCGTTTGGAAGAAAGAGATTCATTAAATGTTGTTTTTAATACGAAGTCAAAAAACAAAAATGTTGCGATAGACGTCAATTATCAAACAGATGGAATTTTGCATAAACGTAAAGTTGAAACTGGTCAAATGTTGCAAATTCATCAATATGTAAAATACACGAATTTAACAATTTCAGATTTATATACTGGCATTGCGTTAAATCCTGATGCATCAGCTCGTGAAATATATAATTTTAGTGAAATCATTTCACGTGATTTGCATGAGATTGCAGATGAGATTGATCGTGCTAGAGAATTGCAATGTGCGCAATTGTTAAAGAATGGTATTTTACAGTTTACATCGAATGATAATATCAATTTCGGGCGTTCTGCAAGTTCAATTGTAACGGCTACAACTCCATGGACAGCAAATACTGGTGATCCACTAGCTGACATCGAAGCTGGTATTAAATGGATTAGACAAAATTCAAATAATACATCAACAATTTTCAATGTAATTATGGGTGAAGCTGCTGCAGGAATTTTCATTACGAATGATAAAGTTCAAGCGGTATTGAATAATCGTAGAATTGAAATCGGACGTATTGCACCTGAAATGGAAAATGTTGCTGGTGGTAATTTCATTGGTGAATTTACAACAACTGGAGGTCATTTGATTCGTGTATGGTCTTATACTGAAACATACGTGAATGCAGCAGGTGTTGAAGTTTCATACGTTGATAAAAATGATGCGATTATTATTCCAAACAGAAATGAATTAACAATGGTGAAAGGTGCAGTTAGATTGTTACCTGGAACTATGAATTCAGGTATGTTTAGAGGTAAAGCTACATGGGAAACAATGGATTATAGAGCACAGGTACATAAATACCACGTTGCTGAAAGATTTGTTGCGATACCACAAGAATTGAATGAGATTTATACATTAAAAGCAACTAACGTATCGTAATGGCAAAGTATATTTTAAATGTTCATCATGTTGCAGGGATTGGACTTGAGAACGAATCGAACTTGAAAAAAGGCGATATTATCGAAATGGACGAAAAATCGGCTGAAATCCATGTAAAAAATGGATGGTTGTTGCCTAGCACTGAGAAATCAGAATCTAAGGGTACTGAGAAATCAGAATCTAAGGAAAAAACAACAAAAAAATAATTCCCAATAAGTCAAAGAATGAACCCACCACCGTTATGATGGTGGGTTTTTTAATACCGAATAATTATGAGTTATTTACTAGATCAAGCACGAAAAATGGCGTTTAACATAACGTCAAGATTCGACCATTGGAAAACTCCATGCGTGATGAAATTTCAAAATACAGACTATGAATTATTTGGTTTGTATGTTAGGCATAACACACGATTTGATGAGATTGGTAATCGTGTTAGTGCTGTCAAGGCATCAATGACGTTTCATTCAAGGGAACTAAACCGTGTAGGAATTCAGTTTATTAATTCAGGTGGTGTTGTAAATTTAAGAGGTGCAGTAATTACCGTTGCTGATGAATTCGCAGAACGTAAATATGAAATAGTTTCAACTATTCCTGATGAAACACTTGGATTGATTGTATGTGAGTTGAATTTAATTAATAATAACGTTTTAACAGTAGGACCATGAGTGTAGTGATTAATAATCTAAATGGAGATCGTAATTTTTCAAAATTAGTTGATAATTGCGCAACTGTATTGGCAAATAATATGTCAATTTCTGGAATGACTTTAAAAATATTCAAGGAGGTTTACCATGCAATTGCAGAAGTAGATATGCCGTGTATTAATATTTTTTTAAAGGACGTTAATCCAGTTAGATTTGATGCAAATACGTCTGTAAATGAATGTACGGTTGCATTTGTTGTTTACGACATTACTACCGACAAAGGAACTGGTAATTCAGCAGAATCAAAGAAAAATGTGATTAAAATAATTGGTCAGATTAATAATATTTTCAGTAAGCGTATTACGTATGGAATTTTACCGGGAAATGTAGTTCAATCTATACAGCCATCAGGAATTGTTTTTTCAACTCCTGAGGATTTTAATTCAAGCCAAATAATTTTGGGACAGCAAGAAGTTAAATTTATTGTCACAGAGGAAAACGATGAAAAATACACTGAAACATTACAGCAGACAAATACTGGTGTTAACGGTAATATTATTATTGTCACACCTTAATTTCTCACAGGACATACCGTGTGATTTTAATAATAGGCAGTTGCGTATGTATTTGAATCACCTGGAAGCAATGGAGCGTGAAAATAGAAAAATGAAATCAGACAGCTTGAATGCAGAATTGAAACGGTTACGTGAAGTAAATTCAAGCGAATTGAAACTGTATAAATTGGACGTTAAAATAAAACGTGATTCAATTGATTTAATTACTCGAGAAATTGCCGTTAAACGTGATTCTATTCGTTTGCTGGGTAAATTATACTCAGAAGAAACGAAACGGCACGAGGCTACAGAAAAAAGGCTAAAAACGGATATTGTAAACGAACGCAAGAAAACAATTGCATTGTCTGAAGATATTAAAACAGTTGAATTGGCATTATCAAAGGAGCGTGAAAAAATAGCTAAATTGGAATCCGATTTAAAAAAACGTGAATCGGATAATCAGCGTAAAATCGTTAATGTTGAAAAAAGGAATGAGGATTTGCCATTAAAATGGAAAATAATCGGTTCACTGTGTATTATCGGTTCGTTTGTTATCGGTATTTTTATCGGTAAATTAGTTGATTGGTTTCGTAGTATAATTGGATTATTTAAAGTGTTATGAATTTTTTGGAAGTAAAAAAAATGTATGAAACGAAAGGATATCGTTTCTTTGAGAATGGAAACTATAATGTTAATCTATTTTCAATTAGAAGTAGCAACAATATAACAAACAAGTTTGATGACATTGTTGGATTAGCTTATAAGGTAGACGGAAAGGAAATTGTAAAAATTTGGAAAGCTACAACGGATCCTGGATTCCACTATAATAAAAACCATTTATCAAATAAAGGTGTGGCAATTTTACAAGCTGGTCAATGGAAATATCAAAAAGGATTACATAATGGTAAACCTGCATTGGTTCAAGCTGATAAAGTAACTGTTTGGCGTGATATCAATAAAGATCTTGTAATTGACAAGAAAGTTTCTGAAAGTGGATATTTCGGTATTAACATTCATAGAGCAGGTTCAAATAGTACAAATGTAGATAAATGGTCTGCTGGATGTACTGTTTTTGCTAAAGAAAGTGATTTTTTAGAATTTATGGATATAATTAATAAATCAATTTCTATATATGGAAATAAGTTTACATATACAGTTTTTGAAAAATAATTATTACATTTGCCCACCAGCGATTAATTTTTCTAGCATAAGTATGTTTAGGTTAAAAAGAAACGCCCCTATTATTAGAGGCGTTTTTTTGTTTTAATGTTAACGGAATTATCACTCCAAAATTTCATCGTTACCCAAAATTTCAGCAGAAATATCTACTGTTTGATTTTCGGGATTATCAACGTATTCAAATTTATTATTTTCTGCATCGATTACAACAGCCTGATCAGCTTGTAATGCTTTTTCTAATTCTACTGATTTTGGACCCCATTTTTTAATCAATTCTTTTAAAACTGTTTTGAGTGCCATTTTAGGAAATTGAACTGGATCATTCCATGGTGATTTTACGAAACTACCATTCTGATATTTTTTTTCGTACGTTCCATATTTTCGGGCATGCTGTTTTACTTCTTCAAGTGTCCAAAAAATTGTTTTTTCACGTCCATCATGCAAAATAAAATATGCACAATACCCAACAACGTTACCTTTTCCTTCAATGGAAAAATCACCTTTTAATTCCTCAGTCAAATAATTGAATGAATGAAACTGATTTTCATACACTGGAATGGCATTAATACGTTTGTATCTACCAGTTCTATCGGCTAATTGAATTAACCCCAAATATCCCAACTGAAACTGTGCTTTACCCGCGTATGGGACAATCCACGCTTCACCAATTGATGGTAAAATAGACAAATCCAGTGTCGCTGCAATAAGTGCTGCTTGATAAACTGAATGTGGCGATGCGTTTTGCAATGATTGATTATCAGCAACAACAGTTAATATTGAAGTTGCGAATTGTCTTGCTCGTTTTTCGCCTATTATTTTAGCGAATTTTTGAATTGTTTCAGTTCCGTTGAAAAATTCTGAATGTAATTGAATGTTGCTCATTGTTTTGGATGTTGTTTAAATGTTGAATAAAAAAATGCGATTAAGCACACGATTAAATAAATCACGTAAATGAACGGTGATTTACCTTTGACAAATGATATTCCAATAAATAACAATTGGAATAATGAAGCTACTGCAAATAGCGATGGTGCGAAAATTTTAAATAGTGTTTTCATAACTCCATTATTTTAGGTGTGTAACTACTCCATACGCCTGTACGCATACATTCAGCGTATGTTCTTAAATCCTCATTTATTTCCATTATACCTTGGTTTATCATATCTTTGTTCAAAACGTATAAACCATATGCGTATGGTGGTGTTTTTTCAATGGCTAAAAATATGAAATGCTTAATATGTATTCCATTTTGAGCCAAAATACGTTTATAAAATGCATCCTGAACATGATAACGATATTCATATACATGTTTTTTAAATCCACGAGGTGAAGCATCCTTTACGAATTTAGGATCAATTATAATTCCCATATCGGGATCAATCAAATCCGTTCTGCATTTAATTCGTACACCAGTTTCAACATCAATGCCTTTAAACGTTTGCTCAACAACTCCATTTTTAAATATACGTGCAAACTCAGGTATTGAATGGATTATTTCACGTTGCCGTTGCATGTGTTGAAAATCTTTGATATTTATATTATTTCCAGCAGTAACGGCATGACTTACTGTAAATTGAAAATGAAATTCATCAGGTTCAAGTAAATACATGTGTGAAGCATTTCCAATTATAAGTGCCTTTGTTGGTTCGAATGTTTTTTTATCCAATTTTGCATGCTTATAAAATACCGGTGCTTTATGTATCAAATCAAGACCTGATTTTGATATATGCGTAATATCTGAGTGATAATCATTCCCCATAAAACAATCTTACTGGTTTGATATATAATTCGTAATCGTAGAGGCGTTTTTCTAATGTATCTATGCGTTTATGCTGTTTATAAGATAAAATTGATAGCATTAAAATGATAACGCACAATATAATTCTATCCCAACGGATTTTTTTAGGTTCTTTAAATGTATTATTACATCTAGTTTTAAACTCATAAAATGGTAGTTCGTTAACTAGTGTTGGTTTTTTACCACTAACAAGACTTTGTAGTATATTATCATGCTCTGAATAAATAATAGCATTACTAAGACCATTAATAAATCTAATACCATGACTATCCCCAATAATGGATTTAATCTCATCGAATTGCTCACGTGTAATATCTAAAATACAATCGCCAGCTTTTAATTTTTGTTTACTCATAAATCATTTTTTTTTTACAAATATATTATTTTTTTAATACATATAACGAAATTTTAATATATTTGCATAAAAAAAGATATGGCAAAGACAATTTATGAGGAACTGCAAGAGAAATGCAGAGAAAAAAAAATTTCAGTCAGGCGTTTGGCTGAATTGGCAGGTGTGAGATACGAAACAATTACCAGTTGGAAACGTAACACACCAAAATCAATCGAAACGTACAACAAATTAACAAATCAATTAAATAAAATCTAAATTATGGCACAGTTAACAATTACTGGTATTATTACTGGAATTTTTGAGCAGGAAACACGAGGTAGTTACACATTCTACTCAATTGAAGTAACAGAGCAAAACACTCAGTATCCACAAGTTTATCGTATTCAGGTTCCACAATCGAATTACGACAAAATCAATAGTCATGTAAAAATAAATCAAATCATTTCATTGAAGTGTAATCTGAATGGTCGTAATCATACTGGAACTGATGGCATAACTCGTAACTATGTTGGAGTTAACGCATATGATGTTGTTACACAGCCAGTACAGAACGCACCAACGCCAACAGTACAACCAGTTCAACCAGTTCAACAAACGGCATCAGTACCAGTTCATGCGACACCTCAACCAGTACATACACCACAGTCGCAACCAGTACAGCAGGCGCAGGCTACATCAATTCCAGCAACAGGACCAATGCCAGCAACGAGTCCGTTTCCAACACCAACACAGAACGACAATACAAAACCACCGTTCTAAAACTTAAACCAATTCACTGATAATTAAAACCCTCGTTAATTCGGGGGTTATTTTTACATTCTAATTATTATGATAACAATAACACCTAGAGATTACCAACTTGATGGCGTTAATAAAATACGCACACACTACATAAATGGAAATAGAGCTGTTTTATACGTTTTACCTACTGGGGGCGGTAAAACAGTTACATTTACTTACATAACTCAAAAATCAATCGCAAATGGAAATACAGTATGGATAATTGCACACCGTAAGGAATTAATTAACCAAGCCAGTCGAACACTTACAAATTTTGGAGTTTCACACGGTGTAATTCATCCAAAATTTACACCTGATTTTCAATCAAAAGTTCAAGTTGCAAGCGTTCAAACGCTAGTTAATCGCATGGGTAAGTATCCAAAACCTGATTTGATTATTATTGACGAAGCACATCACGCAACGGCTGGAACATGGCGCAAAGTAATCGAAGCAAATCCACAGGCAAAAATTCTCGGAGTTACTGCAACACCTGAACGATCTGATGGTGTTGGTCTTGGCGATGTTTTTGATTCAATAGTTGTAGGTCCTCAAATTTACGACCTTATAAATGATGGTTATTTAGTTGAACCAGTAATTTATAAACCACCAATGCTGGCAAATTTAGATAACGTAAAACGTCATAAATCTGATTTTGTGCGTGATGATTTGGCATTAGAAATGAATAAACCTAAAATTACTGGTGATGCGATTGAGCATTATAAAAAACATGCGTTTGGATTGCCTGCAATTGTATTTACAGCGAACGTACAGCATGCCAAAGACGTTGCGCAACAATTCAGAAATGCAGGTTTTGCGTTTTATGCCGTTGATGGTTCAATGGATGATAAGGAACGTGATTTTTTGATGTCAAATTTAGGTACTCAATCCGTTATGGGTTTGGTTTCATGTGATTTGATTTCTGAGGGTACAGATATTCCTGCAGTTGGATGTATTATTAATTTACGACCTACACATTCATTGAGCTTATATTTACAGCAAATCGGACGCGGATTACGTACGATTGAGGGGAAAAACCATTGTGTAATACTAGACCATGTAGGAAATACCATCAGGCATGGTTTACCTACATTTCACCGAGATTGGTCGCTGGATGGTCGTATAAAACGAAAACGTGGTTCATCGAGTGAAGCTAATATTTTAATTACAACATGCACGAATTGTTATTTTACTGGCTTGAAGTTTACCGTTTGCCCTGAATGTGGTGAGCATATTCCGGAACCTGAAACAAGGGAAATTGAACAAGTTGATGGTGAATTGGAGCGTGTTCAGGATGAAAAATTTCAATTTAAAAAACGAGTTCATCAGGCACGCACACGTGATGAGTTAATGGCAATAGCACGTGAAAAAGGTTATAACATAGGCTGGGTTAACAGAATTATGGAAGCTAGAGAAAATAATCGTGTGTTGTAGTTGTGTATTAAAATAATAGTATATATTTGTGAAAAATTGATAGTTATGAAAGAAACATACCTAGATTCCATTAAGGAAATCAACGAAAAAATTAATGAACTCGATCCGAAAACGCAATCCGATGAACGCAAACAATGGATTAACCGAAAACATGAATTAACTGATGAATATATCGAATCATGCAAACCATGTAATTACGGTGATTTATTTACGTGTGTTTCTCATGGTGGACGTAAAATAAAAGGCATTGCAGTTAGTTTCAGAGTATTTAACGGTGATGTTATGGTTGATAGTTATAATCCAGTAATTAATGGAAAGAAAAAATCAACGGTGGCGTATTTTAGTTTGATGTATAATAATTTTGAGGTCCAAAAGCCATGAAAGAAACAAACATCATGCGCCTTATAATGGCGAAACTTTCAACGCTTGGATTTCGTGTGTTTAGAAACAATACTGGTAAGGCATACGTAGGCGATAAACATATTCCAATAAATACACCTGGAACATATCATTTAAATCGAGGTGATATGATTATCAGGAATTATCGTATATTTCACGCTGGATTAATGAAAGGTAGTAGCGACTTAATCGGCTGGAAAACTCAAACAATAACACCTGATATGGTAGGAAAAAAAATTGCTATATTTACAGCCGTTGAAGTAAAAACACCAACTGGAAAACCAACAGATGAGCAATTGATTTTTATTAAAAACGTAAATGATGCAGGTGGAATCGCTACAATTATGCGATCACCTGATGATCAAATCTGATTACCATGAAACACGATATTATTAGCAAAATACTACTTTCGCAGGTGGTTGAAAAAATAACCCCCATAACTTACAGAAAAAACGGTGAATATATCGCAAAATGTGTGAGTGGACAACATTTAGACAAACGTCCATCAATGCACGTGAGCGATAATATGATGCGTTTCAAATGTTTTTCATGTGGATTCGGAGGCGATGCTATTGATTTTGTGATGAAAACACAAAACGTTGATTTTAACCGTGCCGTTGCGATTTTAGAGGGTGACGACCGTTTGATTATCCCTGAGCATGAATTAAATGAAATTAACAATAAACGTAAGAAAAAATCATTCGATGTATTACCACTCGCAAATCCAAATATTCCACCCACGTTTAACCACTCAGAATATGGAATGCCAAAAATCATATATCCATATAAAAACCTATTAAATCAATTAATCGGTTACACGTGTAGATTTGAGTTTCCTGATGGAACAAAGGATATTTTACCATACGTTTTTGGACGTTTCGAAAATGGAATTGAAGCATGGAAATATGCAGGATTTCAAAATCCTAGACCGATGTATGGGATGGAATTTTTAGGCGCATATCCAAACGCAAAGGTAATAATCGTTGAGGGTGAAAAATGTGCTGATTACGGTAATCGTAAAATGCACGAATCTGAGTATAGAGGTAAATACGTATTCTGCACATGGATTGGAGGCGCTGAGGCGGTACAGAAAACAGATTTAAGCGTTGTTTTTGACCGTGACGTTATATTGTGGCCTGACAATGACGAACCAGGAATCAAGGCTATGAAATCAATCGGTAAAATTATCGGTGGTAAATACATTCACATACCAGCAGATAAACCTGAAAAATGGGATTTAGCTGATTCAGATTTTACAGCTGAACAAATTATATCGTTCATTGATGAGAACACGCACGTTGATTCGATGAAAATAAAATCTGAAAAAACAGTTGTAGAAGTAAAACCAGCAGAAGTACCAAAACCACCATCAGCACCAGCCGTTATTGATTCATTGGGTGAAATGTATTTTCGTGTGTTAGGTTACTCGAAAAACGAAAAATCTCATTTAACATACTGGTTTTATTCGTATGAACCGAAAATGGTTGTATGTTTTACAGCCAGTGGATTAACGAAATCGAATTTAATGACATTAGCACCGATATTATGGTGGGAGTCACGCTTTCCAGGTCCAGGAAATTCAAAACTGAATATGGATTCAGCTGTTCAGTCTTTAATTGCTGCGTGTAATAGAGTAGGTATTTTCGATGAAGAAAAAATACGTGGTCGTGGTGCATGGCGTGATAACGATAAAGTTGTTTTGCACGTTGGAAATAAATTAATAATTGATGGTAAAAAATGCGGTTTACATCAGTTTGAATCAAATTACATATACGAAGTAAATAAACCTATAAAATACGGAGGTGTATCAGCGTTAAATAAATTTGATGCGTATAAATTCATGGAATTAATGCAATGGTTTTCATGGGATCGTCCTGAAACTGCATACACGTTTGCTGGATGGCTTGTAATCGCTCCATTTTGTGGAATATTAGATAATAGACCAAACGGATGGTTAACTGCGCAATCAGGAACTGGTAAAACATGGATTCAAGAAAATGTTGTACGTAGAATTTTAGGGGATATTGCGATTTCAGTTAATTCAGATACAACGGCGCCAGGTATTAGGCAGTCATTGCAGTCAGATGCACGACCGTTAATTTTTGATGAAACAGAAGCTGAATCGATCCAAGCACGTCAACGATTAAAGGATGTTTTAATGATGTTAAGAGGTTCGTTCAGTAATGGCGAATCAAAGATTATTAAAGGTGGTATGGATGGACGTGCCAAAGCTTATGAAATTAAAACAATGGCAATGTTTTCATCAATTGGTGTGTATTTAGATCCAAAAGCAGATAAACGAAGATTTACAATTTTTGGATTGAAAAACGATTCCAGTAAACGTGATGATGCGTTTGATCAGTACAAGGAAAAATATTTCTCGATCGTAACGGATGATTATATTAGAGCATTGCAGGAGCGTACTATAAATATGTTACCTATAATTATTCAAAATGTAAAGGTATTTTCAAAGGCGATTAATAAGAAATTAAATGATACATCGGTTTCTGATTTGTTAGGTGGTTTACTTGCTGGTGCATGGTCATTGATGAGTGATGATGTTGTAGAATTTAATCAAGCATTTGAATTTGTAGATCGTTTTGAGTGGAATAATGAAAAAATTATCAAAGACGAAAAAGATGAAATACTGATGTTTCAGGAAATAATGAGTACGCAGATTAGAATAGATAACATTAATTCGTTTACAATTGGTGAATTATTGAGTTTTGAGCATAATCCATTGTTGATAAATGAATTAATGATTAGTAACGACACAGCACGTTTTAGATATGAAATAAATCGAGCGTTAGGAAATTATGGTATTAAATACGTTAAAGGTCGTATTTGTTTTGCAAATAATAATCCAGCGTTAAAACGTTTGATGTATAATTCAGCATGGGTTCATGCGATTGACCAATTATTATTGCGTTTGCCTGATGCTGAAAAGGATAATCCACGTGAATACGTTCGTGGTCAAGGTTCAAAGCGTGGAATTAGTGTTCCAGTAGAATTATTGACTGAATATGTATCGTAGTGTAATTTGTTTTCGTGGTTGTGAATATGAAATTATGCACGATGTTGAATTGTGTGATATTTCGAAGTATAAAGGCGATAACGTTCGTGGGTTAATTAAGTGGTTACGATTGGAATTATCGTCTGAAAATATTTTTTTGATAAAATAATGATATATTAGAAAAATAGTATATATTTGTGGCACAATATCTGTAATATGTAATTGATAATCCATCATTTACGTATTTAGGTAATGTTTGCCGTGGCTAAATTGGTATAGCTGTAAAATGTGGGTTCGATTCCCATCACGGCAACTAATTTTTAAACTGAAAATTATGAGTAAGGATTTACACACGTTAATGCATGAATTTAAAAATGAATGCAGAAAACTCGGTTTCGAAACTGAGATTGTTTTTAAAGGTATTGATAAGCCGAAATTAACATTAGTTAATTGTACAGGTATTTATACGATATCAAACCCCGACACCGTAAACGAATTAATTCGTGATTTACTTAAAACCCCTGATTTTAAAGGATGCGAAATTGAATGTGTTGGTGGACTTATTAATGTAATTGTAAAATCTAAATAAAATAAATATCATGAGCAAAACAGAAATCAAGGTTTTCAATGACGAAAACAAATTAATCGACACGCTAAAATCAGAAATCGTTGCAAAGGCTGGAAATGCTCCAGTTGATTTATTGAACCTTAAATCAATCAATAAAATTGAAAATAAGGCGCAATACGATACAATGATTGACGGTCGTAAAAAATTGAAAAAATACCTTTCAACTACAAAAAACAGCCGTCTGGAAATTACACGTCAAGTTGATTCATTTAAGAAAGTTTTCATGGATTTTGAAAAACAACTTACTGAACCAGCTGAGGATATTTTGAATTATATCGAGCCGATCATTCAGGATTTTGAAGAAGCTGAGGAACGTGAAAGACAACGTATCTATCAGGAACGAATCCAACGTTTAAATGAAGCTGGTTATTCAGCTGTTGGTGAAATTATGGTAAACGGAATTTATCAATTGACACCTGATAAAATTTCCAGTATGTCTGATGATGAATTCCAATCATGGGTTGATATGGGAAATGCTGAAAAACAGCGTTTGGAAATGTTACGCCAACAAGAGGAACAGCGTTTGAAAGAAATTGAAGAACGTGAGCGTATCGCAAATGAAAAATTAGCTGAGGCAAACAGATTGATGGCTGAAATGCAAGCAAAAATGGCTGAATTAACAGCACAGGAGCAAGCACTCGAAACAGCATACGAAGCACCAGCACCAGTAACGGAACCACCAATGCAAACTGCACCAACCATTGAATTTGGAGTTCCTGAACCAATTGAACCAGCACCAGTAGAACCAGTATTCACATTATGTACTGAATCTTACAATCAAGGTGTTCAGGATGCTTACAATATCCTTAAAAATTCAGGATATACACCTGAGGGAGTTCCAGTAACGATAAAAAAATCAGAATACATGGAAATGATTCTGAATCTAAAAAAATAAAAAATAAGCCTCGCATTGATTGTGAGGCTTTTTTCTTATATTTACACCCAAACAAACAACTACTGTTTTGATGGATTTAATCAACGACATTTTAATTGGAGGTACTGGAGGATCAATAATTACAATGATCGTCACTAAATTGCTGTCTAAACGTAGCGACAAAGTAGATATTGAACAACGTATCAACACCATACTGGCTGATTCAGTTGAATCAATGAATCAAAAAATTAAAGAAATAGAATCTAATGCAAATGACCTGATAAAAAAAAATGTTGAATTAACATTGGCAAATAATCAGGCGCAAATGCAAATAAAAATCTACGAACAGCACCTATCGGGATGTGGATCATGTGATAAATCAAAAATTTTTAAAGTACAGTAGTTTTGTATATTAATTTTTTAGTATATATTTGCTAAAAAAATTGATTTATGAGTGATTTATTTACAGTTTCAAAAGAGCGAGTTGAACACATTGCAACTGGTGTAGTATTACTTGCTATTAATGATGAATGGATTAACGGAATACAGCACGTTAATTGTTTAGTCCCTCAGACAGACGAAAAAAATAATTGGTATTTCGCCAATGCCACCTATTCAATTGATGAATTAAAACTACTGAGATGATCCACCTACTCCCATCAGGAAAATATCACATTCCAAATCCATCAGGAAAATCGTATTTCATTACCGATAATGGTGTTAAGATTTCAAATGATGAGTTTCTTCATGAAGAAACTGGATTTACTTCGATTTACTACGAATCAAAGCAATCAAATCGTTTGTATCCAGTTTTTGAAGCGTTTCCACCGATAACAGAAATGCAACGTCATATTTTAGATCGTAAAAATCAAAAAATCGAATTGGATGGATTAAAATATGATTCATCCCATAGGCATGCGACAATGTTTGCCGAAATGGGAGTTAAATTTCACAGTGAAAATGATATTGAAAATGCTATGTTATGTAAACGTCATGTGATTAATATTTGGAAGTTTATTGTTAAATAATTTGTGTATGAGCAAGGCAATTGACCATAACATCTGAATTAGCGAAACGTTGCTAAATTAAACTAATTGAAATTTTAACATATTTTAACAATTTAATTGGGTAATAACTTGCACAATCGAAAAAGAGTTACTATATTTGCTATACAGAAACAAAGTAATAACGATTAAAAATTAGAAATTATGGCTGCACCAGTAGTAATTCAAACACAAAGAGTAATTTGCTTCCATGAAACATTCTATATGATAGGAGCAAATAAAGAAGCCGTATCGAAAGGCATTGAAGCAGAAGGCGTTCATAAAAGAACTTACAAACAAGTAAATCGTTCGAAAGAAGAAATGATTAAAATGAATGAAGAAATTATGTGCTTCCCAGTTATCGAGCCCTCTAAATAGAGGGTTTAATAAATCTAAAAATTAGAAATTATGAACCATAAAGAATACATAGAATTTCACGATAAATTCACAAATGAAAATAAGTTTGAATTTTCACACGGTATTTATTTGTACAGAGATTTCGTAAGAAATAGACCCGTAAACAGTAACGTTTTAAAAGAGTTTACGAAACTTGTAAAAGCTACTCCAGGAGTTGAAAGAGTGTTTAATTATCTTTTAGAAAAAAATAAAGATAGTTCGGTTACAATTTCTGCGATTAATCTTCTCCAGGAAAATATCGCATAACACTATCGGGGGGTGTTAAATAAAAGGAATTAAATATTTAAAAAACAGAAATCATGGAAATCAAACTAAAACAAATCGGGTTAAAAATCCGTGAAGAAATTCTAAAGCGTGGAAGCATTTTGGAGTTTTCAAAATCGGTAAACGTGAGTAGAAGGACTATTCACACAATAATCAAAGGCGATAAGCCTTATAATGTAGATAGCCTAATTGTCATTTGTGATAAATTGGGGATTGAAATTGATTTGAAACCATCGAAAATTTAAAATCATGTTCAAATTAGAATTATACGACAGAATAGGCAATAAACTAAACTTAGGAGATATTGTAAAAGTGTCAAATGGTAGGGAGTTCACGTTTTATGCCGAAGTAAAATATTTAGAAAACGAAAAGGTTATAACTCCATTTCACACGTTTAGTTTTCATTCGTTTGAAAAAGTTGATGAGATTCCAGAACACGCTAAGAAATTAGCAGAGGAAAGATATGATATTTGGTTTACTTATTCTCCTGAACTCGATGAAAAAGAAGCTATTGAACATGCGAATAAATACCTTACTGATTGGAGGCAATGCGAACGCTTATTAGAAAATCGATGCTTTAGAATAGAGCTTATTTAAATGACCTATAACGGTCTGGCAGCTTGCCGTTCGGCAGGGAAATAGAATTACAAACTTTCAAAATAGCAATAAGATGAATAAAGAAACAAAACCCAAAAACTTGCACGTCAGCCCTGCTGACGGCAAACCGCCTGTTGTAGGCAGTGCTTCACGCAGACCTTGGAACTGGGGTAAGAGAAAGCCTGTAACAGATGATTGTGGGAATAAGTGGTGCGATTGCAAAGAACCGAAGTTAATTAGTGGCGATGGACGTGGACAGGCTTTCTGTCTGCTATGTATGACACCGTGGTATCATTAGCATTGCCCATAACGAGCAAGGGCTTTGCGTTCGTGCGGGTTTTGAAAATATATCGTTCACAATAAAAACTACAGATAAAATGAGTACAAATGTTGAAGGGCAAAGCGTCAGCCCAAATGACGCAAAACCCGTGTTATCTGATGTGCCTTGTTCGCTTCATTTTGTTGTTATTAACATAGCTGCATTTCAGGCGACAGGTCAAACAGATAGACGAGTGGTGACTATAAAACTGACTGCTGAACAACAAAATGAACTTAGGCAGAAAGTGAATAGAGTTGATAACGCCTCATTCTTTGATGTGATGATGAGTTTTGATTAGGTATATCAGATAACTAATAGATAAGTCTAGTTTTATAAGACTAATACATCCAAATTGGAGAGATTAGTCTAGTTTATAACTAAAGCCACTCAATGTGGTGTTTAATAACTTAAATAGAAATGAAAAACACATTTGAGATAAAGAACGGACTAAAAGTATGGGTAAGCGGTTCGGTTGTTATTGAATCTGTTAGGCATATCGTTCGTGCTGGATTTATTAAGTGTAATCATGTCCTGAATGGGAAATCATGGAATACAACAAAAGAATTGTACAGATGCAGTGAATGCTTTAAAGATGATATAGAGCCGATTATACCAAAACAAAAACATGCTAATGTAGTTCAACTATCATTATTCGATTAAACAAAAGCCACTCAATTACGGGTGGCTTTTTTCGTGTTAAGACTTTTCGATTTTTGTAACACGTCCAAGTATCATGTTACAATAATTCAATTTTTATAATATAATTTTTTTATACAAAATATTTGTATATTAAAAAATATACTATATTTGCTCTATAATTAAAAACTGATAGATATGATTGTTAAGAAAATAGACCTTAAAATTTCTGAAAGAAATACTAAGTTCAAGACAGTTAATGTAAAAACATCAATTGATGCAGCTCGTTTTTTCAGAAAGCTATACAAAGACGATTTGGAAATTTACGAAAGTTTCTATATAGCGATGTTAGACCAAAAAAATAACATTATAGCCTATGCGTTAATTAGCCAAGGGGGCGTTTCAGGTTGCGTGGCAGATGTTAGAATCATTTGTAAGTATGCTATTGAAACGCTATGCAGTAGTGTTATTTTGTGTCACAACCATCCATCTGGAGATCTAACTCCTTCCGTATCAGATATTGATTTAACAAATAAGATTAAAAACGCTTTAGAGCTGTTTAATATCAGATTATTAGATAGCTTAATATTAACAGCAGATAGCTTCTGCACAATATCAAACAACTAATGACAACAGAAAAACTCATACTCGGTGGTGTGTTTCGTTATTTCGATTATAACGAACTATTTAAAATAACTGCAATAACTGGTAATTCCATAAGCGCAGTTGCGTTAAATACAGACAAACCAAAAACATTATCAATAAAACCTAATGATGTGATACAAATTCCGTTATCTCATTATAGAATTGAACAACTAGGATTTATTGAATATGATTTGCATATTTATATGCTTCCAAATAACGAAACAATGGTGCCAAACTATGATTTTATCATAAGATATAATGATGGTTTATTCTATATAGGTGATCGAATCATTCGAAATATTATGCATCTGCAGGCCCTTACTAGATTTTATATTGATGTTGAATTAAATACTGATTTACTAATATGACATCACACAAAATAACAATGGAAATCATTCAGCTTCTGAATATTCCAGATAAAAAAACTGCTGAGTTGATTGGGAAATCTTCCGATACTGTAGCACGTAAGAAATCAGAAAAATACCCAGCATATAAATTTAACGATCAAGATATGCAATCAGTTAAATCCTATGCGCATGGAGTTATTAACCGTTTAAATTTAGTCCTATGATTTTTTTTATTATCGCATACTGGATATATTTTGCATGTAGATTATTCAGTTCGAAACGATCAATCGTTTTTTTTATTAGTGAATTAAACTGGATTGATTCGGTTTTAATGGTAGTTATTTTAGTTTTAATGTTAGTAAATTCGGTATTATAATGCACCCATTAATCAGAAAAATACAAAAACAAAATCCATCGGTGGAAATTACGGATAAAACCCAAAAACATCTGATGGATCAATTCCGTAGCTATACGAATAAATTAATCAGTTCACGTGTGAAAACAATTCATATTACTGGTTTACCCGAAACGATTAACCCTGATTCAATTAAAATTAAACGTATAATACACGGTGAATATCATCACACTGGTAAACATCTGAAACTGGATTTATTTGAAAATCTTGAATTTATGTGTTATTCGAAAACTGAACGATTCATTCACATAATGGCAGACAATAGTCAGATATTGGTCTGTGAGTACTAAAAATTTAATAACAAATAATTATGGAATATTCTGATTTTTTAAAAACAAAAGAAAAACAATTCATTGAAAGTGGATTTCAAGTAAATGAATATGAATTAAATCCTTTGCTAAAGGATTTTCAGATTTACGGAATTAAAACTGCGTTAATGAAAGGTAGATTTGCTTTTTTCTTTGATTGTGGGTTAGGCAAAACATTCTGTCAATTAGAATGGTCAAAACATGTTTTTAATCACACGAACAAAAAAGTTTTAATATTGGCACCTTTAGCAATAGTTGAACAAACTAAAAATGAAGCTAAAAAATTCGATATACCTTTACATTGTTTTGACATCATTAATTATGAACAGCTTAAAAATATTGACACATCTATTTATAGTGGAGTTGTTTTGGATGAGAGTTCAATATTAAAAGGTAGAGATGGGAAAATGTCTAAATTAATAATTGACACGTTTAGAAATTTCAAATATAAATTAGCTTGTTCAGCAACTCCATCACCAAATGATCATATGGAGTTGGGACAACATTCTGAATTTTTAGGTGGAATGTCTTATTTAGAAATTTTAGCCATGTATTTTGTTCATGATGGAGGAGAAACATCAAAATGGAGGTTAAGAAAACATGCTCATGATGATTTTTGGAAATACGTATCATCATGGTCAATGGCAATTGATAAGCCTGATACGCTTGGATTTTGTGGAATTGGATATAATTTGCCTGAAATAGAATATATTGAACACGTAATTAAAGTTGAAAACAATACACAAACTCTATTCGCAGATGTAGCAGTTTCAGCAACAGACTTACATAAAGATTTGAAAAGAACATTTGATAAAAGAATCTCAAAAACAATTGATCTAATTAACTCAAATAATGAAAATTGGATTGTATGGACGTTATCGAATGATGAAGCTAATACTTTGAATAAATTAATACCTGATGCTATTAATGTTCAAGGATCTGATAAACCAGAATATAAAGCAAAATATCTAAATGGATTCGCAAACAATGATTTTAGAGTGTTAATTACTAAAACATCTATTGCATCAATGGGTATGAATTATCAAAATTGCCATAACATGGTTTTCACTTCTTACGATTTTAAATTTGAACAATTTTATCAAGCTGTTCGTAGATGTTACAGATTTGGTCAAAAAAACAAAGTAAAAGTTCATTTACTGATACCTGAAAGTCAATCAAATGTAAGGCAATCAATTTTAGAAAAACAAAACAATCATTTTAAAATGATTTCAGAAATGGCTAAATACTCTGCCAAACAAGACTACAAAAAAAATAAACCAGAAAGAGAATATAAACAAGTAGAAATATTAACACCTAAATTTTTATAAAAATGAAAAAAGTAACATTAAAAGATCAAGTGATTTCAGATAATTACGCATTATACTGCGGTGATTGTGTAGAAGTTTCAATGGGATTACCAAATAATTGCGCTGATATTACAGTATATTCACCACCATTTTTTGAATTGTATGTTTATTCAGATGATCCAAAAGATATGAATAACAGTGCTAACTATGATCAATTTAAAACACACTACGAATTTCTATTACAAGAAATTAAACGAATTACAAAACCCGGTAGAATAATAGCAGTTCATTGTATGGATTTGCCTATACAGAAAGGTAAAGAGGGGTTTATTGGACTTAGAGATTTTTCAGGAGATCTAATTAAAATGCATCAAGAAGCTGGAATGATTTACCATTCAAGGGTGACAATATGGAAAGATCCAGTAATTGAAATGCAACGAACTAAAGCATTAGGATTACTTCATAAAACAATAAAGAAAGATAGTTGTATGAGTAGGGTTGGTATTCCTGACTACGTTTTATTTTTTAGAAATGAGGGAGATAATGAAGTTCCTATCACACATCAAGACGATGATCCATTAAAACCTGATTATTTACCAGTTGATCTATGGCAAAAATACGCATCGCCAGTATGGTATGATATTGATTATTCAAGAACGTTACAATATCGATCTGGACGTGATGGAAATGATGAAAAACACATTACTCCTTTACAGTTAGACACGATAGAACGAGTATTACATTTATACTCTAATGAGGGTGAAGTTGTTTTCAGTCCATTTGGTGGTATTGGTTCGGAGGGTTTTCAGGCTATAAAAATGAACAGAAAATCAATAAGTATTGAATTAAAGGATAGTTATTTTAACTTAAATGTTAAAAATCATAGAGATATTGATATGGAAAAAAATTCAATACTAACACTATTCTAGCATGCTAACCAACGTAACAATCCAATGCGAACCTGAGCAAATACCTGTCGCACGGTCAAAATTAATCGAATTAGGTTATTCGGATTACAGTAAATGGAATGATTTTTACGTTCATGATTCAAATTGTGATATGATAATCATATTTCCTGATGGTGAATTTATCATTCAATATTATAATTCGATGGCATATCCAGTAATTAGTTTTGATGAATTTTTAAAAAAAATATAATTTTTTTTATACAAAATGTTTGTATATCGAAAAAAAGTATTATATTTGTTTCATCAAACAATTAAAAACTGATAGATATGAACACAAAAATGAAAAATCTTTCTATTGAAAACTTCAACGCTGGTGTTGAGTTTATTTTTAACAATTCAAAAGAAGAAATGCAAATCATTAATTTCTTAGTTGAAAATGGTCTAGACTGTAATGTTGTAAAAACACCTAATTCATTTCGTAAAAGAGAGGATGTAACAACTACAAACTCAGAAGAAAAATTAGCTGAGAAATATCATAATTATTTAGAGGAAAATAAAATTCTACCTTATGACCTATTTCATAATAATCAAATCTTAACATTGGAAATTGCTAAAAGGCTAATTGGTAAAACTATTGCTGTTACTAATCCTGAGGATAGAGCTAATAAACCTTACACTAGAATAGGTACAATTTTAGCAATAGAATCAGAATGGGATTTAGCAGGAAAGGAGGATCATTCTCATTTAGATGGAGGTAAGTATGCAACACGTCAAGATTATTGGAAGTCTTACATGGGAGAGTTAGCTATTGAGGATAAGAAAAACAGAATGAAAATAGTAAGTGAATATGCTCTTTACTGCACTTGCGATCTACAAGATAAATGGACATTTAAGGAGCCTACATTTTTTGGCTCTGACTCGGATAGAGAAATCTACTATAAAATAATAGATTAATGAAAAAAATTAAATGCTACAGCGTGAGGCTTAAAAATCTCACGCTAATTTCATCCAAATGCTGGAAAGCAGAAGATTGGCAGGGGAATACGTTTCTAATCCCAGATTCACAATATTTTGGAAGAGATTATGATGTACAAAAATCAGATGCTTATTGGATAGCTTCTTGGATTATAGATAAAGAAGAATGTAAACTAATGGTATCGACAAAAAAAATAGGTTGGTATAATCCTAAAAAAGGAAAAGTAGAGCCAAACATTACCATCGAAGTCATCAAAATTACTCCTCCAAAAATTAAATTTGATCCAAATCAACAACCAAATGAAAGCCTTATTAAATAACCAACACGAAGCTATTTCGCACCTACAAACAAAAAAAGTAGGTGCATTATTCAAAGCCCCTGGAACTGGAAAAACACGTACAGCTGTTGAATTAATCAAACAAGTTAATCCGGACTATGTGCTTTGGTTGGCTCCATACAGATCGGTAAATCCGAAAATCGAAAATACTGGAATTAAAACCGAGGTTGAAAAATGGCATCAATTCGAAAATATTGATTTTATTGGAATACAATCAATCGGAATGAGTGATCGTGTGTATTTGGATGTCACCAAAAAATTAACCGATGCGATCAATCCATTTATCATTGTTGACGAATCACTATTGATTAAAAATCCAACTGCAAAACGTACTGATAGGTTGCATGAATTATCACATTTATCTGATTATAAATTAATACTTAACGGAACACCATTTAGCCGAGATTTAACCGATTTATGGGCGCAAATGAATTTCCTATCACCATTAATTCTAAATATGAGTTATGCTGAATTTGAAAATACATTTTGCGAAAAAACAATAATCAAAAAAAATGGCCGTATTACCAACGAATTTATTACTGGGTATGCGAATATTGACTACCTATATCATCTTATAAAACCATTTATTTACGAGGCTGATTTGGTTTTAAACGTTGATGTGGAGCATATTTACAATTCTTATGACATATCCAATGAATCACGTAAACAGTACGAGGAAATAAAAAAATATTTCCTATGTGATGAATCGCTTGAGGAATATAATAATAATATTTTCCTGATGATGGTGCAGAAACTTCAGCATTGCTATTGTAAGGAAGTAACCAAACTTGATTTAGTGAAAGAAATCATCAATAAACACGGTATCGAAAACGTTGCTGTTTACACGAAATTCATTGATTCAAGAGTATTTCTACAAGAAAACATTCCTGGAATCAATGTATTTTCACTGCAATCTGATTCGATGTCTATTAATTTGCAAGACCAATTCAACGTAACAATTGAATTCGATAAAACTTGGGATTGGGCGAATGTGGATCAATACCAACGCAGAATTTTCCGTACTGGACAAACTCGTAAATGTTATCATTATTATTTAGATGGCAATATCCCACTAGATAGCCTTATAAAAGAGAATAACGCTAAGAAGCTGGATGCACTTAGCTATTTTAAACAAATAAGTAAAATTGATTTATATGAAAGTATATAATACAAACATAAATGTATATGAAGCTTCTAAAATTAGAATAAAAGAGCAGATTAATTCTTTTCCTGATTTTTATGTTAGCTTCTCTGGTGGTAAGGATTCTGGTGTTTTAATAAACTTGGTTATTGAATGCGCAACAGAATTAAATAGGCTTCCAGTAAAATGTGTTTTCTCAGATTTAGAAGCTATTTTCATGGAAACAGAAAGATATGTAAAATCAATAATGGAGAATCCAAAAGTCGACCCATATTGGCTTTGCATAGAAGAATTAGATGATAACGCAAGTAGTGTTTATGAACGTTATTTCAAAATATGGGATTCCCAAAAAAAAGACAGCTGGATTCGTGAAATGCCAAGCATGCCATACGTAATAAATATGAATAATATTGATCCATTATTCAAAAAATACATTGATGGCAGTCTTGAAAATTGGTCTATCGAATGTTTTGGGGAGTATCTTTGTGATAAACTAAACATTGATTCAATTTGTAATTTTATAGGGATGAGAGCAGATGAGAGTTATGGTAGACACATGACTATAGCAACTCAAAAACATAGAAATAAAAAAAATCAATACACGTACCTTACTAAAAATGAAGCTAAACGAACATGGACATGTTTACCAATATACGACTGGGAAACATCTGATATATGGCATTATTACAGTATTAATAACTTAGATTATAATAGGGTTTATGACTCAATGTTTAAATATGGATTGTCATTATCTCAAATGAGAACATGTAGTGCATTGGGTGAGGAACAGAAAAAATCATTATATCTTTGGAAAATAATTGAACCTGATACATTTGATAAAATGATCAATAGAGTTCAAGGCGTTAATTTTGGGGCTAATTATAATCATACAAATCTAAATAGAGGTAAGGTTGTTAAACCAAAAAATATAACGTGGAAACAGTATTTAGAAATACTATTAAATGAATTACCTAACGAGGTTAGGGAAAACTTTCAAGAAAAATTCAATATAGTATATACATATCATCGTAGAGAATATTGTGACAAACTAGGATATGAATTCGATTTTATATCATGTGATTCAAGAAGCGAATCAAAAGAAAAATCTAAAAAATATAATATTCCTATAAAAGTTTTTTTCTCATACGAAACATTGTGTGGCGCAATAATTAAAAGAGATTTTGTGTTTAAAAAATATGGTTTTGGATATTCAAACAAAATGAGTGATCGAATAAAAAGTATTCAGCAAAAATGGAATCAAGAATTGTAGTTTACAAAAATCATGAAGATGATTTTTTTGAAAAAATGGGTGAGTTTTTCGCATTTAGAAAATATGCTCATGAAATGGGGGGATGGCAATTTTATACTAAAGATGGATCTATATGGATAGTTTTATTTGTAAATAATAAAGTAGCCGGATTCTGTTCTATAATACAGGAAAAGAATCACTTGTACTTTGATAACTTCTTTATGTTAAAAGAATTTAGAGGTTTAGGATTGTCATCTGAATTATTCAAAAAAAGACTTGATATAGCTTTATCAATGAACCAAGAGATTAGAGTGATAACAGATAATCCAATTCAAATGAAAAGATACTCAAAATTTGGATTTGAGCATTACGGAAATAGAGGTCGTTATAATAAATATAGATTATGCAAAAAGTAGAAATTAAAATACCAGTATTGGTTGATTTAAAATCATTAGTTCCAAATCCTTGGAATCCAAACAAAGTAATGAAACCTGAAATGGATTTGCTTGAATTATCTATTTTGAAAAGTGGATTTTGCTTTCCATTAATAGTCATAAAAGATGAAGATAAATATATGATTGTTGATGGGTTTCATAGACATTTAGTGGCTAAAAAATTAAAAATGGATAAAGTTCCTGTAATAATACTAGATGAATCTATTGGTGAATTAATGAATTGCACTATTAGATTCAATAGAGCAAAAGGAACTCATCAGATAGATCGAATGTCTGAAATAGTTAAAGATTTAATAATGTCTGGTTATTCAGATATTGAAGTAGCTAAAAACTTAGGCATGGATGCTGATGAGGTTTTGAGACTTAAACAGAATTCTGGAGTTGCTGAAATTTTTAAAAATAAAGGTTTCTCAAATTCATGGGAAATAAAATAATTTAATCAAAAACAAATTATAAACCACCTCATAAGGGTGGTTTTTTTATATCTACCAACACGGTTTTTATACCCACCAAAACAAATTATCTACAAAAATCTACAATTCTATACAAAAATGCTACTTAAAGCAATACTTCAACTGAACATATCTAACATATTAATATTCAATTAATTAACTGCATTTACTTAAACCTTTACTTTAATACCTCTATACAGCGTTATACAGCATTGTAGAGCGGTTCAGCCCAGTAATAGCAAGGGATTCGTTAAAATTCTCTACATCTACAAGGAATAAACTATACACATGTATGCGTATATGCGTGTGCGTGCGTACATATACATACACATACAATATTAATATTATTGTAGATTTTGTAGAGAATTACAGCAAACCCAGCAATAACAAGGCTTTCACGCTCTACAAGCTCTCTACAAGTTGTAGAGAATTTTGTATAAACCCAGTATTTATAAGGCTTTGACGTTGTAGAGCGGTAGTTTGTATTACATAGTACCTACGTCAAAATAAAATTACAACGCATTTTTAAGCGATTTAAGCGACTTTCTATGTATTGAATGATAGAATATATTACTGATACACTAAAACGCTCTAAAATCGAAAGAAAATGCTATCTGTGTGCGTCAAAGGTACTCCTGAGAAATTCCTGAATAGTCGCTGTGGGGTGCGAC